CTCCGTTTTTTTGGTTAGATAGGCTTCATTGATGCGTTCACGTAACGCTTGGGTTAGTTCATCAGCCCTTGTGAACCACCGTTGAAATTTTTTATCGTTTTCTGCAAACTTAGTTGCATCTACCGTATCGTCGTGAAAGAAATCCAGCCAAGCTTCAGCTTTTTCTTCATGGCTCATATTTAGGTTTGGATCGTTAGTCTTAGCTTCTTCTTCAGTCAGTTGACCTTCGGGTAGCTCTTCACCCGCGTAGATGTAGTGACCCATCCCATGCATTGCGATAGCTTTAGTCAGGCAGCGCATACGGGTGTCACTTACTTCCCGTGATGTAGGATTAACTTTGGCGTCGTTCTTAAAGTCCATTACGGGTAGCCACATCATGTGGGTCTGATCCTCAATGGTGACGCTTACTCTGGTTTCGACAGTATTGTCAGGAAAAAATATATCGTCGTGTATTTCATATGATGCAGTTGGATACCGCTTTTTAACTTCGGCCCAAGCCCAAGCCCACGACAAATATGACAGACCATATTCTCTGCCAGTTTTTTTGTTTTTAAAATATTTCTTTTCGACACGTTCAGAAACATTGATTTTAGACAGTGTCTCCCACACTGATGTTTTCTTATTAGCCATTACCCGATCTCCCTTTCAGATATTTTCACGGTCCCAAAATCAGAAACGTAAACATTTGCATCCTGATCCTTGTTATGATTTTCCATAGCGTCAACGATTGCGTTATGAATTTTATGACTGTCCAAAGGCATGATGTTTCTTTCAGTCATTACATTAAAAAGTGCAGTCCTTACTACTAGCTGCATTTTTAGATTAAATTTATTATTCACTTTTCTCACTCCTAATACTTGATGTCTCTTGCATATATATTATCTGTATCCTATATACAACCCTAGCAGCGAAAAAAAATTAAAGGAGATATTATGCAAGCTGGATTTATGTACAACTTAAAGTATGTGCGAAAAGCCATACAGGATAGGCAAGCATCGAAGGTGTGTCATGCCACGGGATTATCCCGCCATACTTTCTATCGCGTCCGTGACAACACGGGCAACGTCAGTTATGATACGGTAGAAAAGTTATCCGATTATTTAATGGATGCGGATATTGGTGAATAAAAAAACCCCCAGCGTGAACTAGGGGTTTAAGTTTAAAGAGATAAAAAGTGAGAACAATGTAAGGAGTATTCTCATGTCCCACTATATGACAGCTTTAGCCATGAAACAACAGGGGTTAAAGCCAGCCACTAAAATAGTCCTTTATTGGTTAGCAGATCACCATAACGGTGAAACCAATAAGTGCTTCCCCAGCCTTACCAGATTGGCTGAGTGTTGCGAAATGGATAAGACTTCCGTTATTAGACACATCGATTTTTTGATGGTTCATGGATTTATTCGTAAGGTAAAAGAGAAGAGAAGTGACGGGGGATTTACCTCAAATACTTACATTTTAAACTTAGCTGAACCCAAGTCGCAAAATACAACTAGCCCTAGTGGTAAAACGCAACCACCCCTAGTTGCAAAACACGACCCTAACCTTGTAAGTAATAACCTTGGAAGTAATGAAGTAGTAATAGTTAGATCAATTGATGAGGTTATAGATTATTTTAAAGAGTTTTGGTCACGCTATCCAAGGAAGGTTGGAAAGGCTCAAGCTGAAAAATCTATTGCTAAAGCTTTAACAAAAATTGAAGGTGATGAACTTCTAAGAAAAGTAGATCTCTTTGCATCAGTGTGTAAGGGTAAGGATCAAAAGTTTGTTCCACACGCTGCCACTTGGCTTAATCAGGAGCGATGGAACGATGAGATTGAAGTGTCAAAAGAAAACTTGCAGCATCAGGTTTTAAATGAAATGTTTGTTAACAGGGAAGGAATAGCAAATGTCTAGGAATGAAGAACTAAAACAATTAATGCTAAAGATGTTGGGGCGGCTAAATGCTCCAAGGGCCGTGTCAGGTAACCCAGAATTGATGAAAGAAGAAGCTGAGTTCCTTTGTGATGCGATAACTAAACTAGCACCCACACGCGGCTACGTTGACTGGTGGAAAGATTTTAGTGACGCGGTATTTGATAACTTGGAGACAAGAAGTTGGCCTACTAAAAAAGATTTAAGTACGGCTGCTAAAAAGATTGCACCAAGGCGTCCAGAGTTTAGAGATCTAACAGGTGATGATAAGTATATCCCAGATCCTTATAAAATTAATGCGGCTAGGATTAAAGCTGGACAGGCGGTGTGTGAAAGTTATATCGTTGGAAAGCAATCTGACATCCTTTTGCGAAAAGGCTTAGTCGATGAATACGATCTTGATCCATATCGTGAGGCTATGCTGCATAGAAATCATCGTTAGATTGTGATACTGTTGAACAGGGTAGTGTGATAACCTCCCTGTCAAACTGCTCAACAACTTGCCTCCCTAGCGTTCCTTTCTCATTCCAGCTAGGGGGGCTTTTTTTTAGAATAGTTCTAAGTTATATTCGAATAATAGACGCACCCAGATTGGACGGTACTATGGGAACAGAAAAAGAACAAAGCACTAAAATAGTGAAAAATAGTGGAAAACCACCAGCGGCTGGCAAGGGCAGACCAAAGGGGGCCACTAACAAAAATAGTAGATTGTTGAAGGATGCAATCCTAGAGGCAGCTACAAGGGCGGGGGACAAGTTTGGTAAGGAAGGATTGATTTCTTATCTTGAAGAACAGGCCAAGGAAAACCCCAGCGCGTATTTAAGTTTAATGGGTAAGGTTCTACCACTTCAGGTCAAAGCAGATCTGGAAGGGGAGCTACAGCATGTTGTGAGGGTTCAATGGCGAAAGACCAAGAAGTAATCTTCCATGACATAGAGCTTGATTACGAACCGCGTGAACTAATGGATGCATTCCATGATCGAACTGAAAGGTTTGCTATTATCGTGGCGCATCGAAGGTTCGGTAAAACCGTGGCTGTGATCAATGACCTGATCAAAGAATGTTTAGAGCTTGATCGTGAGAATGTCAGGGTAGGATACATAGCTCCATATCTAAGCCAAGCCAAAGCTGTAGCGTGGGACTACGTGTTGCAATACACGCGGGATATTCCAAACATTAAAGTTAATCACAGCGAACTTCGAATAGACTTTGATAATGGTTCTAGGTTTAGATTGTTTGGGGGTGATAACTACAACGCGATACGGGGGCTGTACTTCGATTACGTTTGCATCGATGAATACGCTGACTTCCCAGCGTCTGCATATCCTAATGTTATTAGGCCAGCCACAGTAGATCGTAAAGGTAAGATCTGCATCATTGGAACGCCCAAAGGAAAAAATGAGTTCTGGGAAATGTGGCAACACGCTAAGACAGATCCAACATGGTTCAGTGCGATGTTCAAAGCATCAGAAACAAATATCTTAGACCCTGAAGAATTAGCCGATGCAAAAGAAACAATGGGTGAGAACAGATACCTTCAAGAGTTTGAGTGTTCCTTCGAAGCAGCCATAGAGGGAGCGTACTACGGGGTAGAAATGAAAAAGGCAACGGATGATGGGAGGATAACCAGCGTTCCATACGATCCAAGTATGTCCGTGATAACAAGTTGGGATCTAGGAATTTCTGACAGTACATCGATATGGTTTTGCCAGTTTCACGGGGCTGGGGAAATACGGGTGATCGACTATTACGAAAACAGCGGGGTTGGATTAGACCATTATGCAAAAGTATTGATCGATAAAAATTATCATTACGAAGAACATATCTTGCCACACGACGCCAGAGTAAGGGAACTGGGAACAGGTAAAAGCCGACTTGAAACATTAGATGCGTTAGGAATTAGAAATGTTTCTATAGCTCCCAAGCTGCAAATAGAAGATGGAATACAGGCAGCTAGATCAATGCTGGCGCGATGTTGGTTTGACGAAGAAAAGTGTGCGCGGGGAGTTGAAACTCTTAGACAATACAGGCGGGACTTCGATGAAAAGAACAAGGCTTGGAGAGCTAGACCACTTCACGATTGGACTTCACACGGGGCCGATGCTTGGCGTTACATGGCTATTGGATACAACCCAGTGCAAGATTGGGGTGAACCCATCAGAAGGAATTTGCGCGGGATTGCATAGTATGTTAAGCTGACATCAATTAGTCGGAGTTGTTTGCGTGGCTACCAAAAATTCTAAGAAAACAAGTAATCCTAAACCAAAGAATGCTGCCCTCTATGCAAGGGTAAAAGCTGAAGGTAAAAAGAAATTTAAGTCGTGGCCTAGTGCTTATGGCTCTGCTTGGTTAGTTCGTGAATACAAAAAACGTGGCGGTACTTATGCCTAGTAAGCCAACAGGTGGATTGACCAAGTGGTTTAAAGAAGATTGGCGCGATGTTAAGACAGGTAAAAAATGTGGTCGAAGTGGCAAGAAAGATAAACGTAGATCCTATCCAGCTTGTAGGCCAGCCAGCGAAGCTAAATCAGCATTAGCTAAAAAGATGGCTAAGAAAAAAACTGGTAAAGCAAGAATAAGTTGGAAATCTAAAAGGAAAAAGTAGTGGCTAAAGGCATTAAACATTATTTTAAAGATGGCTCTGAGCATAAAGGCGGTATGCATAAAATGCCAAATGGTCAGCTTCATAGCGGAAAAACTCACGGTAAAACCAGCAAACGGCTATATCATTTTGGTGAGTTGAGTGATACAGCTAAGAAAAAAGCAAGAAGGAGATCCTGATGTACGGTAAAGGTAAAAAGAAAAAAGGCGGTAAGAAAAAATAATGTCTGTTAATGAAGAGCGAAGAAAGGCAATGGAACTGGCTGACATGCCATTGTTAGCTGAACATTATCAAAAACTTAGTGACGCAGAGAATAGAAGTTCTGGTTCTCCAACGGCTGTTAATAACTCAGGTGGTGGTGGTAAAGGTGGGCGTCCTGATATTAATCCCAATACTAATGAGGGTTCTGAAGCATTAGCTATGGCCCAAGCTAAATTTAATAATGACGGTAGTTATGGTTACTACAATAATCAGGGTCAATATGTTGGCTTCATGGAAGATGCATTTAATGGTGGCGGGATGAATACCACAGATACTTTCTTTGCTGGTGGCCCTCTATCAAATGCGCTGAACGTAGCCAAAGTTCGTCCGATGGGTATGGCTAGAGAGCGTGATGCGGAAGGTAATTTTATGGTGGATCGTGCTGACATTGGCTATCGTGATGCTACAGATATGACAGATGGCGGTGGTCCACAATTCTCTGGCGGTCCTAAAATGGGTGGCGGTACTGTCAGTGCAATGGCTAACCTGATAGATTTTATAGGTGGCGTCGATCAAGGTGAACGCAAGCGATACAAACGTGTGGGTCTAATGAAGTAATGGGAAAGTCTAGGGCCGAAAAGATTGCGTCTGCAAAGAAGC